TTAGGAGCCTTTTTTGTTATTCATATTTTCTAATGTACTAGCTAAACGTACTAAACTAATGTTCAACTCGTTGAGTGTTACATTTAGCTTTTCTAACTGTCCATCAGTTCTATCTTGTGCTTTCTCAAGCACGACTATTCTTGAATCTACCTTAAGTTCATTCTTCTCAAGGTTTATCAGTTTATCTTGATATGTGTTAAGTCTAACCTCATGTACTCCTACTTGATTGTATGCAACAAAACAAGCACCGAAGACACTTAAGATTAAAAAGATAGCCTTTATATCAAGTAGACTCTTCAACTTCTCTAGCATGTCTCAACCTCGTACCTTGATGAAACCATAGACAAGAATCACAATGTCGCCATATTCATCTAGTCCTGTAATCTTAAACTCATGATCACCCTTAGCTAAACTACTGGTGTTTGAGATAAGCATTTCTAAGTATTCATCGGTTGCTGTTACTGTCATTCTGTTTCTACCAACCCAGAATGAACCGTCATTGGAGATTATGAGAAAATCAGGAAGTTCTGAACGTGGGATTCTTTGCCTGAAAGTACCACCGCTAACGATGGTATAGTTTTTAGGTGTCATTATTATAGTTCCTTTGTTTTTATTATTGTTATTTGACTATATATGTATTTAAGTATTTAGAACCAGCGACCCATTACTTGCCAGACATAATCCCCCGCCATTGCACTAACACTCATCCCACATTGCAAAACGAAAGATGCATAAGTGGCTGTTGATGATGTGAGCACAGGCCACGGACGAGCACCACCGCTTGAGTAAAGGAATAGTGCAGAAGGTGAAGGATTGCCCACAAATGCAGGGCCATATGTGACAATATCAATAGCTGCCGATTGGAAGAGTACACCAGCAGCAGAAGTGACAGCCTTGTTACTAATAGATAATCTTCCCCATTGCATCATTGTCCCATCTGCATACTTCACATACTCACCACCTGCAAAAGTTCCACGCTCGATGATTGCACCAGTTGGAACACCAGAACTTTGGGATACAGTACCAACTACGTTTGAGGTTGCTACTACACCAAGTTCTGCGGCTGTAGGTTTGTCATCACTGGTGTAAATCTTCTTCCAATTGCCTTGGGCTGCCCCATTGATACCTGTACGATGCCAGAGCTTGTTAGGGGTGCCGTGAGTTACAGCGAATTGAGAAGACCAAACACCAATAGCACCATTAGATCCAGGGTTGACAGCAAAACCATGGCCGTATTGGGCAACGTCTGGGGAAGAAGATGCACCGGGGTTGAAACTGAAATAGCCGGGTAATACAGCACTAGCAAGACCTAGATCTGATTGCTGACCACGGTTTTTCCAAATGTATTCATCGGTTGATATAAGAACTTTAGCAGTACCAACATATGCACTTTTATTGAAGGTGATTCTATCTGCTTCTAATCTTAAATAGGTTCCATGTGTGTAACTGTAAAGGGAAACATCTTCACTAGCACCCCCTCTACCAACAAACCAACTATTAGACCAAGTATCAGTATCAGTGCTTCCTGTCTGACCTACAATAAAATTAGATTGAGCTGATGGAACTTTGATTGTTAAAGATGCCCCAGTTTTTCCATATGTTATCAGCCCGCCTTTAGTTACTATGTCACCATTACGTGCATTGAACCAAATGTTGTTTGCACTGTCTGGGTTTGATCCTACAGGTGCAATACCAACACCATACCATGATTTAATCTGAATATTGGTCTTAACATCACTCGCACCATCGCCAGTACCAACATACAATCCGTTACCAGTACCAATGGATGCATTAGTAAGCAAAATGCCTTTACCCAAAGTGTTAAACACTAAGTTATCAGACATGGTATCGCCAGATTTAGATACCTTTAGTGCATCTTGAGCCTCAACAAAGTCACGACGAGTCAAAGAATTTGCTGCTGTACTTTGAGCAACGTTCATGATTGGTGATGTATTGAATTCAACTTGGCGAGTAGAGCGGCGAACTTTCAGAACACTACCGCCGAAAGTACCATCATCGTTATACCCAAACAGATTCAAATCAGAACCAACGTTAGAACCACTTTCTGCAACAGCATCTTTCTGAATTAACCAACGAAGTTTCCCTTGATTTTGGAACTGCAATTGGGAGTCATTACTAGTTGTTGAGTTAATGACAATAGAAGAGTTCCCAGATTGGGAAACTACTAATTGCCCAGTCATGGTATCGCCACCCTTCAAGAGATATCGTGCGTCTTGTTCATCTTGGTTTTGAACTATAGAGCTTCCCTTGTAGATACCCGTCCCACTGTTAAAGTTTGCTAATGTCATGGTCTTAGTGTTACCAACACCTTCTTGACCATTTACTGCAAACACAGATGTTCCATAAGTTAGATTCGTGGCACTTGCTCTTACAGTAACGGCAACTCCAACGCGAACGGTGATCGGGAACCCCCGAGCTTCCACGTAAAATACTGCGGCACTTGTACTTTCAGATGGAGCATGAACAGAATGGATTGCTCTTTCATTTGTCTGATAGATGGTGAACATACCAGTTGCATAAGAACCGCCATCACCCCATCCAGAAGCCCGCACAATCCCATCAAAAGAACAGTTGTTCATCGGTAGTGAGGCACCACCCCCAGCAGTTGAAATGTATACATCCGAATTGTATCCAATGCCCTCAAAAATCACTGGGATGTAACCAGTTGCAGGAGAGCCAGAGGGGAGAGTAATACTTGTGGTGATCTTTCCCTTACCTAGAGAATCTACATAGTCCTTACGTGTTAGAGAGTTGACGGCAGTTCCCTGTGCAACATCACTGATTGGATTACTTTTCACAACTGCATTTGCAAGGGTGGCCGTTGCTTGGTTTGCTGCATTAGTTGCGGTTACTGCTGCGGCCTTGGCCTCGTTGTATGCTGCCGTACCAATGTTAGTATCCTCAACAACGATCACCTTTGTGGTTTTTGTTCCAATCGCTGCATATTCGGAGACTAGAACTTTGGTACTGTTCAGTCCCTGTAAGTTCGAATACTCGTTAACTACTATTTTGTATCCCATTTAAAACCTCTTTTATTATTATGTATTTGAGGTATTTATCTGGACAAAAGAAAAGGGACATACCGAAGTACATCCCTTGATGATTATTTAGTTCTGTTCGTGAAGGCCCGTAGTACCTCAAGAATGATTGCAAGCCAATCTTTGCTGTTCCAACTCATGTTATGCAACTCCGAAATACACACTTGCACCTAGAGCAGCAAACAAGATAAACACAATTGCAGCCTTGGCAACTACATGCATCTTTGACCCAAGAACTTTATCTATAGCTCCCTTTAGGAAAACACCTATACCCATAATGGATACCTCTTATTGTTATTATTATGAGGTATTTATTTAGTTGGATAGTGACTAGTCGAGGCAGTTCTAAGAGTTTCCATTACTCGCCGTGCCCGATTAGGGGTCTGCTTGAACCAAGTACTATCTAGTCCTTCCTTGTATGCTGTTTGGTAATCTTGTCTAGCAAGTGCTGCCCACATCTTACGAAACTTCGACACACCAAGAATCCCAAGTTGGAAACACATGTTCTGAATGGCTGACTGTCTTACTTCATCTAGTCCCTGATAAACGCTATAGAACGAGCTATGAGCGATTCCTGTCTTTACTGCTGCTAGGTCTTTATGGAAGAGATAGGACTGTTCAGCGGGTGTTATACGGCCATTGGTTGCGTATGTAGATAGTTCTTTATCTAGTAATCGTATTGCTTCTTCTCTATGTATTGTACTGTCTCGTTTGATTAGATGACCAATTCCCACACTCCAATATCCCTCTGTGTCTTTATAGATAGTCAGTCGTGAACCTTCATCTATCTTAAGTTGTTCTTCAATGCTCAAGTTCTTCATTTGTACCTCATTAAATATCTGTATGAAATATTTATGAGGAATGCAGTAAATGACTTGGAAAGGACTACCAGAGGGCTTTATACCCAATCAGAAAGAACATGAAGGCTTTGTGTATCGGATAGATAACATCAGTACAGGACAGTACTACATCGGGAAGAAGAGCTTTTGGACAAGACAGAGAGACAAGAAGACAGGGAAGAGGGTTACTAAAGAATCAAACTGGCGTGTGTATCAGAGCAGCAATGCAGAGGTTCAGGGATGGCCTGAAAGCGATTGTGAATGTTCAGTACTGTACCTGTGCGGGACTAAGTACGAACTTGGATACCGTGAGATAGAGAGCCTTGTGCAGGCCCACGGATTACGGGATCCAAAGTGCCTCAATCAGATGATGGGATCAGCCAGGATAGGGAGGTGCCCCAGTTCGTTCAGGCTGCTATGATGGCGGCATTTGGGACTGAAGAGGGTGAAGGAAATGGGCAGTTTTGCAGAAATTAGGATTAACGGAATCGAGTTAGAATCATGGAAGAATACATATTATGAATGGTATTTTACTAGGTCCGATCGAGTTCGTGAGATTTATAGCATTATAGAAGACCATGATCATGATAAAGAGTCATTCATAGGTTATCGTGCAAGCGTTGAAACTATAAAAAGAAGATTACAATTAGATGGATACGACTTGGCGTCTGCGAAAAAAGACTTTGAAAGAACTAGAAGTATTTGGGTCAAAGAGATGATTGATTCGCTCGAATTTTATAATTTAGAGCAAGAGCGGGGTGTTAATTACTATACAAGGACAATGGATGTAAATTTATTTTTTATAGAGAATATTTCATTGCAGCTTGAAGTGGTAAAAAATACAAAGTTCGAAGACTGGTGTAATAAGGTAATTGAAGCAAATTCAAGGAAATATGACTACTACGATAAAAAGATAAGAATGGAACCAGTAAATATTGATAATGATCCACTTCTATCATTGATGCTGTCAGAACTTTTCGGGGTTAATGATGAAAGCTTGGGTGTCGGGGGTTCTATATTTCCATGTATGCAAATTGAATCACTAGCTGTTGTTCTTCTTTGTCAATGTAAAGATGATGATGTCTGTGAACTAGATATAACAGATCTAGTTAATGGTGGATGGGTTAATGATTTTGAAGATATAGAACAAATTCAAGATGGAGAAACAAGGTTTTATGAAAACTTTGTATTGTCAATCAATGAGTTGATTGTTTTAAATAGACAAAAAGAAAATCAAGTTTTACAAAGGATGATATTTTCTAGCGTGATAACAGCTATGGAAGCATATCTGTCAGATACAATGAAAAAAAATGTGCTTAACCGCCATGCAATTAAACGTCGATTTGTTGAAATACATAAACCATTTGTGGAAAAAAATATGAAAGAAGCGAGGGTATTTGAGTTTTTAGACAATCTAGATAAAAGGATTAATGAAGAAATAGATAAAATCTCATTCCATAATATAGGAACAGTTAAGGACCTATATAGAGACGTCCTTCTTTGCCAGCTTCCAGAGGCTGAAATATCAGCACTGATTAAGAGTGTTGAAACTCGTCATGATATAGTGCATCGAAATGGAAAGAGCATAGCCGGTGAAATGGTTATCGTAACCAAAAAAGATGTAAGAGAACTCATTAAATTAGTACGCAGGGTTGTAGTAAGTATTGACAAGCAGATATTGGATGGGCTCTTAGATACAGGTTCTTAATGTTAATCATGAATTAATTTGTGAGAATGTCCCTCTATCTCGGTGTAATACTGGAACATCTCACATCAATTATGATATTTCAGCCTCGATCACATAAACAGGAACTTCCTTAACCACAGTACCATCTAGGCTACAAGCATAATTATCAGATATCTTGGTGATTTTTTTCACAGTTATATCTGCACCAGCAGATAGGATGACTTCCTTTTCATTTTTCAATCGTCCTCTTCTGTTATAGACAAAAGCTTTTGTCTTTGCTTCCTTTGCCTTAAGGACTAATATATCAATCCTTTCATTATTAAAAGCTTTTCCATTATGATCAGCATTCCTTAATGCAACTTGTGGGCAAAATGAAGTCGAGAGTGGAGTGGTTGTCTGTATAGCTCCTAATGTATGGTCCCATTGCCCACCATGAAATAAAAATTGTTCTTCTGCTAATACCACACCAAAATTATTAATTTCGGCATTGGCTTTGGCCCTAACTTCTGGACTCGAATTAGTTTTTTGCTTTAATAGAGCTGGTGGTGTTTTGGCTGGCATCATCTTACGAGCCTGTTTGAATTCCACGCTATTAAGTAAAGCGTCATCGATGTGACTGTCTAATGCATTATCGATAGTGACTGTAGAAATATAATTAGCCGCTTCAAGTGGGGTATTTACCTTTGCTATAATTTTATCCTCAACTGATAAATCGGCTATATTGAAACCACCATTTTTCTCAATCTGATAATTAATTTCTTCTTCTGTTGCCTCTCTATATGTTTTTTTTACATAGGGTTTTGAGAAAACATCAATTAATGGAAGTTTCAATTACTTTGTCTCATATTTATGTAAAGTTTATAATACTAAGATTAACATTAACCTAAGACAAAGTAAATATTAAATAAAGAGACATGTTAGTTATGAGTGATAAAAATATGTTTACATAAAGGGGGTATATCTTCTGCGAGCTTCGCCAATATGACACCCAACTTGTCCCACTTTGTACGCAAATCCAATTTTAAAACTTTTTCCCGCCATTGACCTAATCACAGAATCCCCGCAGTAAACGCCCTCAGAAGCCTCAGTACTAACACCAGAACAAAATGCAAATCACCCCATGCTAAAGCATACGAACGCACAGAGAGCGTTACAGAGCGTTTGGCGAGGAATTAGAGAACACCAAGAATTACACAATGAAGAAGAAGTGCCTACACAAGACTTGTACGAACATTATCCCATACAAAGATAGATACTGTTCTGAACACACAACTAGAAACCGAACACAACAACCGCTAGAGAAGTTCCCAGAAGAACACAAGTTCTACAACTCCAAAGCTTGGAGAGACTTATCTAAGCGAACCCGCGAGAAGTATCCAATCTGTCAGAAGTGCAATCACAACCTTTCCGCAGTAGTGGATCACATCTACGAAATCCGATACCCCAACGGGATGAAGTACAACTTACATCCTCATAATGTCATGGCTGTGTGTCATGGCTGTCATAACGTAAAGACTAACGAGGTAGCGAAAACCATAAAATTAATTGGAGATAAAATTGAAATTACTAGAAAAACTTTCCTGTACCTCAAGGGGTATGTGGTTAATCATAAACAATTGGATCTCATTGAGAAAATCCAAGATAAGCACGAACAAGAAGAAGAGAGTAGAAGCCAAGGCAGCAGCGAAGATCCAGAAGTATAACAGAAGTGTATTCTTCACTATGTCTGTATCGAAGGACTCAAATCACATTGTTGTACTTGATAATCAAGCTTATCGCCTATTCATTACCGAAGAATCAATAGATTGCCTTGATGGTAAGGGCCATGCAGTACAAGACCAAGAATTACTGATTCGGATACTACGAGAGGTTAAGACCTATGGCGTATTCTAACAGTAAAGCAGAAAAGGCATTGCTCAACAAAGTTTACAAAGCAGGTTCAGCACAAATCCAGAAGATTGAAGATCATCTAGTTGAACTGATTGAGTCTCAAAGAACAATAAACTTCACAGACATGATCCTAGTTAAACAACTAGCTGCCCAACTCTATGTAAACCAAGAATGCCTGCAAGACATTATCACTAATGGTTCAACTATTGAAACCACAAGTAGGGGTGAGCAAGTCATTAAGGAAAATCCGAATAGTCGGAACTTTCAGACTAGTTCAACTCAAATTCAAAAACTATTTAAACAACTGGGGTTAGATCCAATCCCTGTTGATACATCACAACAAGATGAAGATACATCAGTTGATGATGCATTTAAACAAATTGAGAAGTAAGGAAGTTACTGACTCAGTTTCGGCTAAGTAACCCATCTGCATATAAGCACATGCCACCTATAAGGAAAACCATGGGATAGATTACAGGAAGTAATAAGAATGAATAAAAATAATAATAAAAACGAGAGCAAGCAGTACCCAACTAAGTTAGAGGATATGAACTTTAAGACAAAGTTCTATCACCAAGGATGGGAGAGTGCATTTCAGTATGTCTATGATGTTCTAAACGGAATCAGGAATGCCAGTAAATCAGAAAAAGCATTCTGCCAACGATTCATCGATGATCTTCAAAGAGAAGACCTAAAACTAAACCTAACCATATATAACTTTGTGGCGGTGGTTGCAAACAGTCTCAAACATACCAAAGGCCCAATTGGTGGGAAGCCTATCCTTCTAATGCCATGGCAGCACTTTGTCTTACTCAATCTGTTCTGTTGGTACTATAACGAGAATGCCCATGAACAGTTACGAGGGTTGAGACGTTTTACAAAGGCTTTTGTGTTCCTTCCCCGAGGTAATGCCAAGACACAACTAGCGGCTATTGTTTCGATCTGTTCACTGTTACTGACTGAAAACAAGAGTCCCATCGTTACCACCTCGGCAAGTTCAAGAAAACAAGCAACTATCTGTTTCGATGAGATCAAAGGACAAATCAAAAGTAGTACAAAGGCCATTAAATCTAAGTTCAGCATTAGAGCTAATGAAATACTTATAAAACGTGGTGGTGCAATCTTCCCAACTTCATCAGAGGCTGATTCCCTTGATGGCAATAGGGTTGTAACTGCCGTGCTTGATGAAGTACATGCCCATAAGAATCGAGACGTTCACGATGCAATCGCATCCTCTCAGAGTAGTTCTAAAGACCCGATCCTATTCATGATCACCACAGCAGGGACTAACGTTAGAAGTTTCTGTAAAGAGATGTACGACTATAGCAAGGGTTTGCTATTCGGTGAGTTCCAGAATGATCAGTTCCTCTCAATCATCTATGAATCTGACATTGAAGAATACGATTCAACTGATGGCTTTGAACAGGCCAATCCCAGCCTAGGCCACGCCGTATCCCTGCAATCCCTCCGCTCTAAGGCTCAAGAGGCTGGCATGAGCGAGGCGGCCATGAGTGCCTTCTGTGTGAAGCACATTAACCGCTGGTACAGCTACGCAGAGAACGGGCTTATCTCTCAGTCCCTCATTGATGCCGCATTCCAAGGGCCATTCCCGAACGATGTAGAGCTTTCCACAATGAAGGCATACATGGGGTGTGACATAGGGGCCACCAGTGACTTAACCAGCCTTGTGAGCGTGTTCGTTGGCTCAGACGGCACACTCTATGCCAAGTCCAAGAACTTCATCCCAGAGGCCGCCTATGATGCCTTGCCCAGCAACTACACACAGATGTACACGCAAGCAATCAACAGTGGTTCCCTGTTCCTGGCTGGTGAGCTAGTCACTGACCTGGACACAGTGAGCGACACCCTCAACCACATGAAGGACACCTTCAAGCCCAAAGAGATTGGGATCGATGGGGCAGCCGGGGGCCTTCGCTTTGCGGAACAGTTCAGGGCTAAGTACAGAAAAGAACTATCAGCCGTCCCCCAAGGCTTTGGTCTATCCAGTGCGGCAATCACCTTCATTCGCCTGATGGCAGAGGGGAAGATCAAGTTCAGTCCAAATGACACCCTAATGAAGTGGTGTATCGAGAATGCCCGTGTACGAGAAGGCCAGCAAGGGGACATTGCAGTAATCAAAAGCAGCAATCACAACTTAAAGATCGATGCATGTATTGCACTGCTAATTGCACTAACACTAATCCCAGTAGTTGAGAAGTCAGTACAGGTTAGAACCTTGTAATTGCAATAAATACAAAAACAAATACTAATTACAAGGATAGTTATAAATGTTTAATAGACAAAGGAAAACTAAAGGGTTCTATCCTAGTTCTAGTGGTTCACCATTTCAGTTAGATATTCCGAACTGGATCCCAAACAACGAGACCTTAAATGAACCAACAGTTCTAGCCTGCCTTCGATTGATCAGTGGTTCCATTACCTCAATGCCAGTTACTGCAAAAACTAGAAGTGGTGATTACTTCAATCGCTACAGTAAAGGCTCAATGCCGCCAGAATTGAAACTGATCCTAATCAAGCCAAATGATAACGAAACCATCATTCAGTTCTTAAGTAATGTAGTAGGGCAATTAGTACTATATAACGAGTGCTTCATTCAAGTACGAAGGGGTGGGTTTGGTACTACTGGCACCCTCCAAAGTTTTGAATGCCTAGAACATGGGCAAGTACAAAGAGTAAAGGATACCTCTGGGAAGTGGAAATACTATGGTACTGATAACTCCAATCAGCCCATTATAGAATCAGAGATCCATTATCTCACCACAACTAGGTTTGGATTTGAAACTCTAAGCAATCTAGAAAAAGCCAAAGCAGTGATTGAACTAGCGAACAACTCAATCAATCACGCCAAGGAATACTATAGTACTGCACCCCGAAATAGTGGATGGTTTACTTCTGAACAACAGTTAGATGATGAACAGTACAACCGCCTCAAAGAGCAGATAAACATTCAATCCCAACAAACAGGTTATGGACTGATTGAGGGTGTTACATACTCCCAAAACTCCTATTCATTCAAAGATTCCATGTCAGCAGAGACACGCAAACAGACCACAATGGATATCTGTTCAATTATGGGTGTGCATCCGGCATTGCTTGGTTTGGATTGGGCCGCTGGTAATAGTCTAGATGAAATCCGTTCTGTGTTCCTAAGTACAACAGTGAATCCCATAGTTCTAGCCATTGAAGAGTTCTATAACGATCTTCTTCTAGATAAGGGTATTGAAGTTGATCTAGATGAATCTGGATTACTCAATGCTAGTTACATCGAGAGAAGTAAATTAGCAATAGAACAATACAAGCTAGGTTTACTCTCCAAGAATGAAGCCCGTGTAAATCTTCCAGAACTAAAAGAGGGTGGTGATCAGTTCGTTGTTGACTCCAACAACCTAACAATGGGAACCCTAAATAACAATAATGAATAATAAAAAGAGGTTACATAAAACCCATGAAAGTAAAGTTAATGAGGGCGGTAAAGTCCTTTGAACTTCAAGATGAAGAACTAGGTAGTTTTACTTGTTACGGTTCAAAGTTTGATGTTGTCGATCTTGCAAATGAAGTTGTGGTTAAAGGGGCATTCACTGAATCCCTAGAACGCCACCAAGAACTAGGAACAATGCCTATCTTCTTATGGAACCACGATGATGATGAAATCCTAGGTAAGTGGATTAGTGCAGAAGAAGACGAAGTAGGTTTAAAGCTAACTGGTCAATTCAATCTAAACACTGTCGAAGGTAAACGCAGGTATGAAGAACTAAAGCACGGTGATCTAAACGGATTCAGTATTGGTTACTGGATTAGTCTAGAAGATACCGAAACAATCGATGGTGTTACCTATCTCAAGAAAGTTCAGCTTAACGAAATCTCTCTCGTACCCTTCCCCTGTAATGAACTTGCCCAAGTTCTAGAAGTTAAATCAGTAAATACCAATGAAGAAGAAGTACAGGTTCAGGAAGAACCTAAGTACAAACCACTTTTCAAACGTTCTGATGTTGAAGCTTTTGCAAAGCGTCTAAAACGTCTTGCCAAGAAAAACAATAAATAAAAATAACTAAAACATAATAATAATAAGGAGATTTTTGATTATGTCTAAATCTCTCAAGGCCCTTTTGGCCGCTAAAAAGAACGCCGTTAAAGCTGATGAAGTTGTTCAAGATGAAGTGCTAAACGAAGTTGTAACCGTAGTTGAAGAACTTCAAGCATCTGTTACTGAAAGTTCTGAAATCGTTGAACGTGCTGCCGAAGTTATCGCAGAACTAGAAAGCCGTGTAGCGACTCAAGACGAAGAAATCAAACGTCTAAAAGAAGCTTCCGCAGAAGATGAAGATGAAGTTCAAGCAGAAGCTAAATCTATCACCAAGGTTATCCGTGAAGCCGTTGCAGGTAAGAAAAATGTTCCTCTAATCGTTGAAGGTAAAATTCAAGGTATCAAATCCTCTGATGGTAAAGTAGCTGGTGCAATCATCCCTGAATTCTCCAAGCAGATTGTTGAACGCATTGTAGAAACCTCTACCCTAGTTAGTCTATTTGATGCCATGCCAGTGGGTAATACTGAGTTTTCCTTACCTGTTTCAACTGGTAGCACTGGTGCCCAGCTAGGTACAGCTTACACCATTGGTAATGGTGATATTGCTTGGAACAAAGGTTCTTTCTGTGTTGGTACTGCTAAACCTGTTCTATCTGATAACCAAATTAATGATGCCTTTTTCCCAGTAGTTCCATGGGTTCAGAAACAAATTTCTGATGACTTTGGTACTCTCTTTGCACAGCAAGTAATTGCAGGTAATGGTACTGGTGAAGAAATGGAAGGCTTCCTACACTTCTTCAATAAGACCAAAACAACCGATGTTGCCCGTGGTACTAAGTTCTTTTGTGTTGTTGATCTAAGTGCAGAGGTTGATTATGACCGTTACGCACTAATGGATAAGCTAAATGAAATGGTTCTTGACCTACCAACTAAATTCAAGGCTGGTGCTTCTTGGGTTATGAACCGTAAGAACTATCTAGCTATCGCTACTCTACGCGATGAAAACGGCCAGCCACTAATGCAACGTTCAGCCCAAGACGCTAACGTAATGGCTCTTCATGGTTATCCTGTAGTTCTAGATCTACTACTTCCAGAAGATGCACCAGTACTATTTGGTGACTTCAAAGAGGCATTCGCTCTACTAACTCTAGCTAATTCCCTAACTCTAAAAGTGAACGAATGGCAAATTGACGGACATACTTCTTTCCCTAGCCAATTCCGTGCGGGTGGTGTTGTTAAGTCTAACAAAGCTGTTATCGGTTTAGCTATACCAACTTCTATCAAGAAGACTAAATAACTAAAAGAAAAAAGAAGTTCAAGCAATAGCAAAGTTCAATAAGAATTAAAATAAAGAAACGTGAACATACTTTTTAGAGCACTACCTTTTTCGGGTGGTGCTCTTTTTTTGTTCATAAATATCCATATACATTAAATAAGGAATTTAACTATATGTATCAGAACAACATTGAATATCGCATATCAAGTCGAGACACATCAAAGGTGGATGACATTATCCCCAATGACCTACTAAGAGAACATCTAGTTCTTGAAGATGATGATGCAACTCTATTGAACATGTACAAGAATGCGGCCATTGATGCAGCAGAGAGGTTTATGAACAGAGCTGTACTTCCAACGTATATTGCCCTTAGTACATACCAAAAAACATTCAGGCTTCCGTATGGTGGAGCTAGTATTGAGTCCGCAACTGATGAAATGGGTAACTCAGTAGATTACCAAATGAATGAAGTGACAAAGATTGTAACTATTACTGGAAACGTAACATTCCCAGTGATCATGATGATGAATTGTTCGTTTGAACCAATACCACCATCTATTGTTCATGGGCTTTGTATGTACGTGGCTAGTGCTTATCAGAACAGAGAAAGTACAGTTCTGGGGATTAGTGCAACAGAGATATCCCTGAATCATCAAGCAATCTTCCAACAGTACCGTTTACCTAATAGTGCGGGAGGATTGAGATAATGAACACGGGGAACATGAGACACACAATCAAGTTTTATCGAGTTATTAAAACTCAAAATGAAGTGGGTGAGTTCATTGAGTCAAAAGAACTGTTCTTTAATACAAAGGCCGAAGTGCAATTTGAAAAGGTACAGGATTCTGGTTCTAAGTTCGACAAGGCATGGGCGAACCGTCTAGTTATCAAGACTCGCTATAGTACATCACTAACACCCTTGATCGATTCTTGTAGTGGTTATGTGGTGGAGTTTCAGAGTAAGACATACAAAATTATTTCATATGAATCTTGGAACAACCTACAAAAGTTCATCACCTTCTACGTTCAGAAGGATGATTGACGATGGCAAGAGACAGCAAACATATCAAAGGACTGGATAACTTAAACAAACTTCTAGATTCATTGGTAGATCCAAAGTTCAGGGCTAGAGCCTTACGTAATGCAGCAAAGCAGACCCTAGCCCCAGTGAAAGAAGCTGTTCAGGCCGCTGCCCCTGCATTGATCAAAGATGATGTAGTTATAAAGGTTAGTGTGAACACCTCAAAGAAGATCAAAATCCCCAAGAGTGGTTACATCCCAGATAAGAAATACAACGAGCTATATGCGGAAGTCACCTTTGATATGAAGAAGGGGAAGTACGGTACTGAAAGTGCATACGGTATGGCAATGATACTTGAACTAGGCCGCCGCAATCCATTGGCCCGAGCCAGTAAAGAAGGGGAGGGATTCAAGGTCTTTGGAAAGGTAACAGATGAGGTATTCCGATACATAGGAACCACTAAGGGACTGTACTTTGTTGAACGTATCAGACACCAACAAGAACAGGCCATGGAAGAGAACTTTAAGAAGTTCCTACTTCAAGAGGTTGAGAAGGAAATCAAAAAGCAGGATAAGAGGAATAGTAAAAGTGATTATAGAATCAGAACTAATGGGGGTTCTTAAACAATATAAGCAAGGTAGTATCACAGTATATCCATTTGAAGTGCCAGATAGTGATAAAGCCAAAGAGGCAATTGCATTTGAACATCTAAGTTCAAGAGTTGATACACGCTATTACAACAAAGACAAGGAAGTAAGGAATACTCTTTTTCATGTTGTGAGGGTTTGCTCTGTCTATCTAGATCTATGTGATGATAGTGCTTTTGAATCCCTATTAAATAAATACATTGGGGGTTCAGTACTGAACATTAAGATCACGGATACATCAGATCATAAACTACAAAATGGTTTTGAGAGGTTATACAAAGTTGAGATTACCCATGTAGTGAACTTCCAATAAATAAAATAACTATAACAATAAAATAATAATAAGGAAATTTATATGTCTGCAATTCCAGATATTAACATTGGTCTTTATCTCGATTTAGAGATTGACGGTGTGGCTGTGACCGATATTCAAGCTATAACTGGCGGAACCACCACAGCAAGCGTTGTGGAAATTCAACACTACAATCAGCCCGAGAAGCGGAAACTTGTTGCAGGTAAGAGTGTTGATGCCTATGAGATCGTTTGTTCTTATGTTCCTGCATCTGCCTCATACAAAGCTCTAGCTCTACTTGAAAAGAGCCACAAAAAAGTTGTGTGTGAGTTAACCCTTAAAGGTGGTGCTGATACTGCAAGTGGTAGTCAGGTTTTAACTTTCACTGGGTTCATTTCTACAAAGAGTATTTCAACAGAGATTGAAGCTGTTCGTACTGTTACTTATACATTGAATGTTGATGGTGGTATCACCGAGACTGATGGTGTTTAAGTAAGTCAATAATACGTTTAGGCAGTGGGTTAAAACCTGCTGCCTTTTTTGTTTCCATTAAATACTGTATCTAATAATAATAACAAGGATTATATAAATGAACTTTTTGGATAAGTACGGATTGAAACCCCACAAACTAACAATTGAATTGGATGGTGATGAACATACATTCTATGCAAAACATATCTCATACAATCTTGCATGTGCCCTTAAAACACAGTACCTAGAGGGTATTAGTGAACTTGCAATAATCAAGTATTGCCTTTGTGAAGAAGATGGGGGAATGGTTTTTGATGAAAAGACAGAACTAGCCGAAGTGGGAGATAGGGTTAGTTATGAACTTATCATCCTCATTGCAACAAAGATTGCCGAGATTAGTGGCCCACAGAAGCGAGTCGAAAACATAAAAAAAAAGCAAGAAGACTGATTAATGATCATGATGAAATGTTTCTATTCGATCTCAGTATTGCCCTATCAGTACCAATTCATGAAATCAAGCAATGGCCTATAACTATTGTAGACCAGTACAAGGCATATAATCATTTACGCCATTTCACTAAGAATACAGATCATGAACTAACTGGATTCATCATAGAAATTTTGAGAAATCAGAACATCACTAAAAAGAGTGATTATAAAACGGCAAAACAGATGATGCCTTTCTTAAGTGGTGAGCTTCCAGATTATCTAAACGATCCTAGAATTTTGAAAATGAGAAGACAACTATCAACACCTAATTTACCAAAGCATGTATTAGATAAGTTCTTTGCTGATCTTCTTGAACACATAAAAGATGAAATTGGGAAAGAAGAGAAGGATCAATACTACATTGAAGAACTAATTAAGATTTACCAAGAACATAATAATAATAAGGAAGATGAATAATGGCGGGAGTTGATATTGTACTGTCAGCCAATACCTTGAAGTATTTGCAAGACGTTAAGAAAGCACAGAAGGACAGTAATTCTGCTTTCAACAACATAGGGCAGGGTGCCCAAAAGATGGGGCAGGGGGTGGCTGATGGGTTCAGTAATCCCCAGAGTGCGGTACAGGGCTTTCTTTCACGCCTTGGCCCATTGGGTGGTGTTGCTGCTGGGGTGGGGATTGCCCTTGGTGGGATGACTGCCGCAGCATTGGCAGCGGGTAATGCCGTAATGGTGCCTCAGAAGCAGTTAGAGGCCATGGCTAAGACATCCGGCCTCAGTGTTGAGGCCATGAACCAACAGGCAATAGCCGCTAGTACAGTGGGCGTATCGATGGAGCAGCTAGGCGACATCCTCAAGGATGTGAACGACAAGACGGGGGACTTTGTATCAACTGGCGGCGGAGCCCTACAGGACTACTTTGACACCATCAAGGGCAAGATAAACCGTACTGCTGATGACTTCCGGGGTTTAGGTTCCATGGAAGTGCTCAAGATGGTACAGGCAGACCTAGACCAAGTAGGGGCCTCGGCTTCTCAGCAAGTGTTTGTCCTTGAATCCCTTGCATCAGAGGCCAGTAAGTTAGGCCCATTACTTAGAATGAATGAGCAAGAGATCAAGAACATGTTAGACGGTTACGCTGTTCAACGTGCCACTCTTTCACAAGACACCATAAACGACATTCAGAAGACCCAAAACAATATCGATATGCTGCAAAACAACTTCAATGCAGCCCTAGCAAATAGCTTTAGTGGTTTGATATCTCTCAGTTCTGAAATGAGTAAAAGAGTTTCAGATTTGTTCTATGAGGTATCAGAGGGGGCGAAATCAAAGAATGTTGTCAGATCATATGTAAACGATGGAACAGGGGTAAATGCCAAGAATGCGGGAGATATCATTAGCAACGCTGATGCAATCCGACAAGGCATAATCTCAAAAAGTGTCATGGATAATGACCCGTCATTCACGAATCAGTTAAAGGGGTTATGGGAAAACGGTTTTGATGATTATGGCAAGTGGTTACGGGATCAGGGACAGGCGGCAGCGGCAGATGCCTTAGCAAAGTTTGATGCAGACCTAGCCAAGGCCAAGGACTTTAAGAACGCCGAGACTATCAGCTCCAAGAGCACAGGCACAGCAGGAGCAGCCAAGGCCCCTGATACCTCAACCGCAACCGCCTCTATCGCTTCCCTCAAGAGCCTACAGGATCAGCGTACCAGCCTCATGAGGGAGCAGGGACGATTAGAGACGCAGTTACAGAACACTCAGGGAGAGGAATCACGCAAAGCCCTGGAAGGCCAAATAACCAATCAGAAGGCCCTCCTAGAGGCGAACGCCGAGAACATCAAGGCAGTGAATACCAAGATCGCAGGATACAACGCAGAGGCTTACAGCAAACGTCAGGCGGCCTTGTCGAGCCTTGCAGCAACCGAGCATCAGATAGCCCAGTACGGCTATGAAAAGCAGCTAGAACAGCTCAAGAGCTACTTACAGGAAGGTTCTCTTACTCAATCAGAGTTCAATGAAGCAAAGCTAATTGCTGAAAAACAACTATCAGACAAGTTAGTTGATATCAAAAAGAAAGAACTTGATGAGAAGAGGAAGTTAGCCCAACAGGAATACAAGGATCGTGTTTCTCAGATGAACACCCTTAAGGACTTTGCCACTACTCAAGAGGATGTAGCTAATCAAGAGTTGCTAATCAAGAGAGCAGCAATTGAAGAGGCATTTAGGTTAGATCAAGAGAAGGGTGAGTACAGTATTCTTACTGAACAGGACAAGAATAATAAGCTTGCAGAGATTGATCGAGAATATGAACTTCAACGGGTAGAGCGTCAAAATGAACATATGGCCTCAAGAGAAGAAGCCCAAGTTCTCTACTATGAGCAAGAAAAGGCATTACTTGAGGAACAGCGTGAAAATGGTCTGATTTCCCAAGATGAATACAATACTCAGATACTAGAGTCAGATAAGAGCCTAACATCGGCTAAACGTGATCTTGCGATGGCTCAGTTAGGGACAATATCTGAACTATTCAGGAACAGTGCTCAACTAGCTGAACAAGGTTCAAAACAAGCCAAGGTATTATTTGCCATGGAAAAGGCAAGTACCATTGCTTCCCTTGGGATAGAAATGTGGGAGAAGTGGGGTAAGGCTGAAAACTGGGGTGAGAAGGCAATGGTTATTGCTCAGTACGGCGGTGCAATTGCATCTGCTGGTGCGGTAACTCTAGGGCAGTTCCACAGTGGTACAGATGAAGTGTCAGAGACTGGCTCGTACATTTTGAAATCTGGCGAACGTGTAATTCAACCAGAGGCAAACAAAGATCTAACTTCATACCTTGAGAACAAGAAAGGTTCAGGGGAGGGGATTGTAATTAACTCCGATCTAGTCATTGAAGGTGATACCAGTATTAGCCCCGAGAAGTTCGATAGTATGTTAGCGAAGCATAGAGATAGCCTATTGCAGTTCACCAACTTAGCCAAGCGTGAACAGGGAATGTGATGTGCTTTTTCTTATCAGCGTTTTGAGGTAGTATCCATTTAGGACATAGCTAATTCATGGTGCTGATATGATTGAAGTGGATTCAGAAGAAGTTTTTTATCGGTATAAGTATCTTCCATTTAATGAGGGAAGCTTGAAGGTAATAACTGAAGGGACTGTAAAATTTACATGCCCTTTGGAATTCAATGATCCTTTTGACTGTCAGCCTGTTGCTTATATTGATAAGCAGGTAAGAAAAAAAGATTATTTCAAATGGTTTGAAAGTCAAATGGCTCATCTTTCACCTGCCAAGCGAGTTCAGGAAATCAATAGGTTATATCGTCGATTAAGTAATGGGGTATTGTCAGGTGATATGCTTAACCTTAATTTACGAACCATGGGAGTTTTGTCATTAAGTAGAACATGTAATGACATACTGATGTGGTCACACTACGCAGAGCACCATAAAGGCTTTGTAGTTGGATTCCATTATAAAGATTTTGACTCACCTTCTTATGATAAAGGCATAGCTCACATACTACCTCATAAAGTAGATTATAAAGAAGATAGGCCAGTATTCAACTTTGCAAAATCACATGAATTTATAAATTGTCTTTTGGTTAAAAGTCCTCAGTGGGAATATGAGCAAGAAGAAAGGGCTTTTACTTTTAATCAAGGGCCAGGAATACATAAGTACGATAAACAAAATAGGCTCTATAGTGTTATTGCTGGAGCAAAAATGGATCCTAAAGAATTGCAGACTTTGAAAAATACAGTTATTAAAGCATCTGATGAACTAGGAAGAGAAATTAAGTTTAAGCAAGCCAAGCTTTCTGATAAGTCATTCTCAATAGATATTAATGATGTTAAGTTAAAGAAGAAGTAAATTTAATAATAATAAAGGAATATGAATAATGATACAACGAGGGAAGTTAGACATAGAAATCTATCGCGGGGATAGTCAAGTACTAGAGTTCTATTATCTAAACATAGACAATCAAACAGGTGTAGAGAGCATTTACGACCTATCAACTGTCAATGTAAAAGCACAAGTTAGATACAATGCAGATTCAGATATTTGGCTGGATCTTGCACCGCAAATCGTGGATGCAAGTAAGGGACTCATAAGAATAGTTGTTACTTCAAGCATGAGTGCTAATGCTGTGCCACCATCACAACCCAATGCACCAGTACAGGGGGTGTGGGATATGCAGTTTGTCGATAAAACAAACAGTTCTATCGTCTTCACGACAGTTATGGGGAGCTTTAACGTTCACCGTGACATTACTAGGTGATAGGGTGTGAGAGTTAGAGTGTTAGAGATAACAAGCTTGAAGAACAAGAAAGGGGCCATCATGGGCCCCTTCTTTTTTACGTTCAGACTCTAGCGAGTAGTTTTTTTTACTTTCTGGTGTGGGTAGTATTGCCAGTGCAAATTATCTTCAATACCCCCTTTTCCGACTGACACACAGAATTTTTCGAGTAGTTGATTAACATCACTGATAGTTAACTCTTCATGACTCTTACAGGCTTCAATGAACTCTAGAGTGCTCATGTTGTAATGGCCTTTGTACCAGAAATCATGTTTATCTATCAGGTCACTCTGAGGTTCAACCTTATGGCCGTGAACCTTGAAAATTTCTTTTGCAGTTTCGATGTCCATCAAGCACCAGCCTTAAGCAGCTTTAGCCTGCTCAATGAACTCTTTGAAGGTGGCTTTAAAGGTGTCCAGATCCATCGCCTCAAGGGCCAGATCGGCACGTTTGATGCCTTTAGTGTCCTTGCAGTAGGTTACGAAGGTTGATACTTCTTCATCTGCAATGCGACCACGACCCGAGATAGTAGCCTCTGCAACTTCGCCCGCTGCGGTTACGTAACGGATGTTGATCTTCTCGGAAGGGGTAGTCTCTGCTTTCTTCTTGTGTTGCTTAAGCCCTTGCAGATCAGCCAAATCGATGCCCTTAGCCCGCATAATGGCGATCAGTTCATCGATGTCGTTTTGCTTCTGTTTGGCATGGTGTTCCTCCCAAGCCTCTTTAAAGCGTGCTGCTATTGCTTCATAAGTATCAAGATGAATTTCTTGTGCTTCAAAGAACTCGATAATGCTTTGGCGGGAAGAGAGTACTTCAAGTGCGTATTTTTGCTTTTCAGTAGTTGTTGCCATGGTACATTCCCTAAAATTGTTTGAGTGGTTCGAGAGCGAGTATATGTATTGATGTATCAATTGACAATAAAAAAGACTTCAATTCATCATCTAGAAACAAAGACGAGCTAAGGTGAGACATTTACCTTTCTATAGGAAAAATGCACATAGTTGCTTTGCGTCACATTTTAATTTTTAACTGCTCTTGACAATCGTTGTAGTATGCATAAAGTTTTAAGTTGACATTAATAACAACAGGGAAGTGCACTATTATGATGGTTATTTTATGGATGGTATTTGCTGCACTGGTTGGAGTGCTTGCTAACTCCAGGGGGAGAGGTTGGTTTACGTGGTTGCTGATTGCATTGGTTATAAGTCCTCTAATCGCAGCAGTTGCATTGTTGGTTATGTCGAATCCAAAGCAAGAAGAGTTCCAGAGGAAGTTGTTGGAAGCAACTAGACAGAATGGCAATCAAATCAAATAGAAATTAATTAGTTCAAAGGCCCTCAAATGAGGGCCTTTTGCTTTTTATTTACTAAATACAAATAGATGAAAGATGAAAAAACTTAAAATCATCATCTATAATACATAAAGAATCCTCCCCAAAAGATAGAGAGTAGATATCAGGTTCGTGACATTTCCTGTTTTCCTTCCTACTCTCCCAAAAACTAGTTTTAGTTTTGTATCCCTTGCAATGAGGGATAATTTTCACTTTAAAATTTGAATGAAAGGTTATACCAATGGATAATAAAAAGAAAAATATAGTAGCGGTTAAGCTATCTGATGCACAACTTAAACATCTTGACGAACTAGTGCAAGAAGGTAAGGCCCGCAACCGAAGTGATGCAATCCAAAGCATGATCAATAAGTCGATACTTGGCTTGAAGTAAAAACAAAAAAGGCAGCACACAACGGATTGTGAACTGCCAGAGAGGACTTTTAAATCAAACTACAATAGTATTTAGTAAGTCGTCCAAACAATAAAAACAGAAACATATAAAAAGGACGAGATATGTTAAACGAAACAAACATTAGCAAAACCATCAGTAAACTGTTCTATAGCACTGGCCCTTGTGGTAGTGGGAAAACATCAGAACTGTTCAAGATTATCAAAGTAAATGCTGAACAGAAGTTCATGATAGTTCAAGGTACTAAGGTTCTTATCGAGCAATCAAAGAAAACCCTTCTATCTGAACACGGCATTACAGCAACAGCTATCTATAGCTCTGGTGAAGAAGGGGATAACGTGATGGATAGAATCACAGACTTCATCCAAGAGCCAACATCAAGAGTTCTAATCATTACTGATAAGGCATTCTGGAATCTCTCTACTTCTCTTCTTAGTGATTACAGGATTTATCTAGATGATGTGGTTAGCTTTAGTTCTTTCAAAGTAATCAATGAAAAAGAACTGAATATGAAGAACCTAGTTAAATCTCAGGTTTTCAATGAACTTAATGATATTACTGACTCTATAGATTCAAAAGGTAATGCTACGTATGTAACTGCCACAAAGAAAGAACAGGAAGGCGAGCTTCATAAGTCAATTCAAAAACAATTCAGTGTCACAGAACAGAATGATAAGTTCTTTATGAACAAGTCATGGTTTACACAAATGGATACAGAACAACTTACTATCCTTGCCTATAAGGATCTAAATAAGTACTTAGGTTTAGATATCACCTTTATGGCAAATGATTTTGAAAATACTCTAATTTATCTTGCATATAGCCAGTTGTTTGAGAAAGTTGAACTGAACCTAAGAACTAGAAGTGTGCCAGTTCAAGATAGATTGGTAGTTAAGTATTTCAGTAAGGGCAATCTCTCAGCAACTTGGAAGATGAATAATCCCGAGAAGTATAAGAAAGTTTATGATTACTTGAATACTGAACTAAATGGGAAATCATTCTACTGGACTAACAATAAGAAGGATGGTGATCAGTACGCACTACTAGGTGAGTTCATCAGTCCTGATAGTCGTGGTCTGAATGAGCTACAAGATCATGATGCATGTGTTTGGCTTGCCAGTATGAAGCCGAACCCAAGCGAAGCCGCTTGTTTAGAACATGCCTTTGATATTACAGGTGCTCAGATAGTACAGGCCAGAGAGTTAGAAACCCTTCATCAGTTTGTGATGCGTGGCTGTGTCCGTAAGTACGATAGTGCAGAGATTCAAACTGTGTATGTGTTCAGTGAAGAACAGGCTAAGTCTCTTGTGAGTAATCCCCAGTACATAGATTTGGGTTTAGATGATGATGAACCTAAGAAGAAGGGGGCACCAGTTAAGGATGTCACTGTTCCTGCACATGTGAAAGTGAGTGTGTCAAGATTCAAAAAAGAGAAGAACCCGAGTATTGAAGAGTTCAGGGCGTGGGTGTTAAAGAAGAAGAAGTGGAGTGCAGAGTTGAAGGCTCTTGTGATTGAGAACTTCATGAAGAAAAGCTAAAAACACCATCATAGGATAATTTTGCTAACCTTTAATACCTTATAGTCTATTAGGTGAAAAAAGTTAGCATTTTTGAGAAGAAATGAAGTACACCTTAGCCCGTCCTTCAACAGGCGGGCGACCCTAGGCAACGCAGCGAAGCAGAGCGAGCAAGGCGGCAGTGACTCCAGAATAAGATACCCAGTTAACTATTAGGAAGTAGTGAATCACTTATAGTATTCATCTATTGAATATCGAGTTATCGCATTCGCTCAAACTCTCAACTCGTTCAGCAATCCGAACAAGTCGGATTACTTCTCTTCGCTTTTCTTTATTTGAGTATATCAAGTAATGAAAATGCATATGAGGAACTGACTAGTTCCGAATAGGCGGAATGAATCGACGTAGGAGATTCAGACCTAAATTATAGTAATACATCTATACACAAAAAATACTATCTAATTCGATAGCAATACTCCATTCGTGCGATAACGACTGACCGAAGGGAGGAAGTGAAGCACAATCCGATTCATAGAATGGATCCTATAGCGGTGTTTGTTATCAATCCATACTGAACCAAAATCAATAAGGAAAAAATACTATGAGTAAAAATCAGCAATTCAAAAAATCAATGGCAGATGTGACGTTTGCAGAGAATACAGCAATTGAGTATTACCAATATGAGCGTATGGATGATCACGCCGCACGAGATGCTACATTAAAAATGATCAATCACCACTATGGTAGGGGAACTATGCGGCACATTGGAAACACTTTTAAAGTTCATGCAGGGAAGTATATTAACTTCTCAGTATCCTCTGATAATGAAGTAGTGATGACAGTTATGGAGTCAACAGATTCTATCTGTAAGCACGGTAATAGGATTTGTTTTTGTGGTGAGTGGAGTATCTCATCTAGTGTCATGATTCGGACCTAAACAACAAATCATCTATGTTAATGCCTTCTACGTGATTGCTCATCATAATATCGCCACCAATGAGCTGTCGGTGAAGATGGATTTAACGGATCATCAAATGGAACACGACGATCATCTTCTTTTACTTTATCGTATTCATTCATCTTGAAATCATTCTCAATGTTTTCACTAGCACTAGAAATGGGAGCACTATCAACAGTAATCCCATTCTCTAGATACTGTGCTTTCAAGGTGCTTGATACTTTCGCAAAAGAACCAATGAGGAACAAGATACCTACACCTAAAAAGAAAACTGAATAAAAACCCAAAAGCATTACAGCAATAGATAGGCAGTAGTACTTACATGCTCTATCACTGGTATAGCCGTAGTGTTGATCAATCTCGCTTTTACTCAGCATCGTGAAGACTCCAAGACAGTATTGGCCTGATGATATCAGAAACTGGCTAATGTGATAAATCAAAAAATAATTCTCAAAAACACCCTCTATTTGGGCCCATTTAGAGAACCTAAACACTAAATACATATGTAAAGAACAATCCTTGTTCTTTTTTCAAAAACCTCAATTAGGAAACCCTAGCTAAACAAGAACCAGCTACAACATACAAGGATGTATAACTATGAAAGCTACAATCGTAATCAACGGAATGGAAACCCATTACACCATAGACAAGAACACCCAAGAAGTTCAGAACATCAAAACGGGATTAACCCTAAAGCAGAACTACACCAACAACGGGTATCTAAAGGTAACACTGATGTTACCCAACAAAGAACAATACACGATCACTGTTCACCGCTTGATGGCTCTTACCTTCATCCCTAAACCTGATGATAGTAATAACTACATCGTCGATCATAAGAATGGAATAAAAACTGATAATAGTTATTCAAACCTACAGTGGATCACTCAATCCCAGAACTGCCAAAAGGCTAATCGCCCTTCTAACTACACACGCTTAGATTGTGATTTGAAGGATAAATTAAACGAGCTGTATCAATCCGGCAGTAAAGGTAAAGAACTATCAGAGCGGTATGGTATTCCTCTAAGCACCATTTACGGGATCTGTAACCGTAAGAAAAGTAATTAATATCAACGATAAGGAAAACACAATATGTTTAAAACACTGTTACTACTATCGGCACTTCTGCTGAGTGCCTGCACACCAGAACCAAAACAAGAACCTCACCATCCTTATGAGTGCTTCAACCTCGATAAGCAAGAATCAGAATGGCGTTGCACCTTCAAAGGCGAGCCGATCAGCAAAGGCGAGCAGCACACTATGAACCTCAACATCAAGAACGGGAGGAAAGCACAATGAAGATTCAAGAAATCCATGTGGTGTTCAACTGCATCGATGGGACAACCGAGCTAAGCCGCTTCAACAGCCTAGACGGCATCAAGAAGCCGGAACAACACTATGAGGTGGCACTTATCCGCCTGATGTTTGAGGGTGGTTATATGTTCCAGGTGGATGATGAACTGACTGTGATTGAGAAAGACGGCTTCAAGATCGTGTACTGCAACCGTGAACCTGAGAACCTAGTGATTCATGGTGACGGCGGCGGTGATGACCCAGCAGGGTATGAAGGGGATGTGATGGATTTTCTAAAAGAATATGAGAGTCCGATTACTGAACTGGACTTAATCAAGATGAGAACAACATATCTAAAAATCGTACTTAATTTCCCACTTTAATTTTTATAGTGTATAAGTGTTGACTTTAGTGGCACAGAAACCGTATTGTTCTTTTTTATTCTAATTGGAGTGCGAAGTTATGAGACCATACCCACCTTTTCCTTATGATGAAATGAATAAAATACCTAATAAAATAAAAAGTGAGATGTTTGAACGTGGAAACACCTTTAGTTATAAGAATAGTAAAGGTGAGGTAGTTATAGCCAGCGATTTTGGTGATTATGTGGATATTGCCATAACGGATGGTCAAGGTGGAACTAGAGTGGGTAGAGTTATTAAAACATCTATTCTTATGGCTGATTTCATTTCTGAGGCTGAAAAAGTCTAATCCCCTTAGTTACATACGTTTTATAATTATTGGCCCACATATATATGCGGGCCTTTTTGTTGCCTGCTAAAAAGAAAGGGCTATCAAGGCCCTGTGATGAATTACTTCTTCAATGGTTTTCCATCCCAATCTAAACCACTTTTGTATAGTGAAAGTGCACTATCAGATAAACTTGCTTCCCCGTTCTCTACTCTAACACCTGCTGTTTTACATATTCCTTCTTGTTCATAATCAAAATTATTTTTAGCTTTGGCTTCATTTATACAAGTAGTTGTTAGCCATTCACCTCTAGCTTTTAACTCTTCTGCACTTGGTTTCATTAAATTAGTTATGATAACAAACGCAAGTAAAGCAAGAACTATATAACCTACAATTTTCATCTTCCCTAACTCCATCATGTAAAACAGACAGTATATTACACCCTCATAAATACCTCATACAAGAATTATTAATGAGGTATAATATGCAAACAATTTCAGTTAATGACTGGATCATAAGTGATGTAGAGGTTTCCCAAGACACCCCCGTATTCTACTCAGAAAGTATCAATCAGAAAGGTAATGCATTCGGTACAGGACTTCACAGACTACTAGTGAAGATCACAATCACTGTTGAGACAGCCGAAGATACCAAACGATTAAACGCCTTACTGTTGAATATCAGAGGACAACTAAATCCCTTTGATCTAGATCTTGGAAGTACAGCAGGTTGGTTTAATCCCTTCACAACACCAAACACAGGTAACGTTCTAAGTACTGCCATCATCCCAGCAGGTAATACAACTATGACCCTAAACAATACAGCTATCCCTGTTGGCTCATACTTCCAGTTTCCCGATGATACAAAGTTATATGTTGTAACCGCTAGTAGTGGAAGTAATTACAACTTCTTCCCAGCTGCACGGCTCCAAGTTCCAGCAACATCAAGAGTCAATTTTACCAATCCCAGAATTCGATTACGTCTAGATGGTAACTCTTTCAGTATGAAGCAGGGCAGGGCTGAATCAATCACACTTTCATGTAAAGAGGTATTATAAGAATGAATATAGCAAGTATAGTTTCAATAGATTTACGAAACATTCCAGAAGTGAATCAGATCGTCAGATGGACAACTGCCGGTCTAGATCTAAAAGACAGTAATGGCGATTTATTTCTCTCTTATGGGTCACTACTCGCAATAGACAAACTTACAATAGATTCCAGCATCAAAGGGAAGCCCTTAACGCTGACATTGACTGGCTTGGATACATCTGTTCTGAACCTAATGCAAAGTATCAGCATCAACAGGGTGAGGGTAACGATCCAACGAGTATTCTTTGATGATTCATCAAACAACATCATTTCCAAAGAGGTGTACTTCAAGGGATGGGGGACTGCACCAGAACAACAAGTTAACTACAGCAGTAAAACCCCATACGTATCGTTACAGATGGAATGCTATTCAATATTTGATTTAGACAAGAAACCGTCCCTAATGCGAGCCAATCAGCAAACTCACCAGTTCTTTAACCCAACAGATGAGTTTTTCAAATATGCAAATGAGGATATGAAAGATGATGCAATGTGGAAAAAGCAATAATGGATATAGATGTACTAATTAACAAATATAGGGGCCAGGAACGTATCCCCAGCAAGCTATGCTGCTTCACACTTCTTCTTGAATGGGTAGATACCCCTGAGACACAGAACGCCTTAGAACTTATCTCAGGACGTTTCAAGACGGTTCGCGGAGCTAAGAGAGTTCTACCTGAACTTCTACAACACAAAGATCTAGACGCACTCATGACGGCCAATGGTGTTGAAGTCATCGATCCCAACTTCATCCAAGATGGGGATCTGTTAGTTGTTGATGGATACCATACATTGATCTTTCATAGTGCGTATCTCTTCGGTGTTGTTGATGGTGGTGTTTTTGATTACGTGGATTTCAGTTCAGTACTCTGTGCCAACAAGGATCTAAAGGCATACAGAAAGTTAAAATAATAAAAGAACAATAATAATAAGAATAAGGAAGTTTTTTAATGGGCTTAGAAATATCAGCCATCGCGGCCATTGTATCGGCTGCTATCAGTACCGTCTCCCTCGCTATATCACTAACAGCAAAACAACCCAGCATGGATCAACAAGATTACGGCGTAGGGGTAAATCGTCGTGGACAAGACAATCCGGTATTAATTCCATTCGGTGATTGTCTGGTTCCTTGTGCTCGGGTTTATAGCAACACCAACGACTACAATACAAACTACTTTGTACAGTTATTCAGTATTGGGCTGGGGGAAGTTAAAAGCATCAATCAGATCTACATTAATGGTGTTCCTTTTTTCAATAACACCCTCCCGCAAACTATCGGATGGCACAAATACAGAACCAGTGCGAACTATCCTAATGTTAGTATTGGGTTAAAGAAGGGATTACCTACTGAGTCCGCAGCTTTCAGTCAGATAATTCAAAACTCAGATGGGGAAGTATCAGCGAACTTCCGAGGTGATGGAATTGCATCATTGTCATTGCTTGCTGAAAGATGGACTTCATCTAGTAACGATAATGATATCCGATTCATAAAAACAGAAAATAGAGTTGAAGCTCTTGTAAGTGGTATTGCAGTAATTGACCCCAGAACAGATCCCAATTGTTTAGGTCGTGATGATAAGTCTAAACGTGTCTGGGGAAGTAGTTATACTAATCCCGCTTGCTGTATTCTGACCTATCTTTTAGACCCAGTTTGGGGTATTGGGCTTCAAGTTGTAGATGTAGATATCACTTCTTTCATTCTATTAGCGAACTACTGCGATAACAAACAACTTAAGTTTAATGGATTCGTTAACCAAGATAGTACGTTTGGTGAAATTCTAAAGGACTTTGCAGCAAGTTTCGATGGTGATATCTTTTTAGAAAGTGGACTTGTGAAATGCCGTCCTATTGATGTTACTGCGGCACTAGTTCATCTTAATGAAACAAATATGCATTCTGAAATTCGTGTTCTAAACAAGGGTGGTGAAGACTATGCAAATACTATCATTGTTGAGTACCTGAACAAAGATTCTAACTACTCCCAAGATAAGTACGTAATCCCTAAAAATCAAAAGACTGATCCAGTAATCCAAAAAGATGGATACATAAAAGAGAAGACTTTGAAGCTATCCTTCTTAGTCGATGCATCAGCAGGGGATTATGCAAAAGTAAAATGGTTCGCCAATAGGGCATACAAGCGTGCCCAACTACAGAAGAAGTCAATCAGTTTTAAAATTGACAACACAGTAACAAAACTAAAGCTTGGTGATGTGGTTGAGATCAGTAACGTCATGTTCAACATGGACCATAAGAAATTTAGAGTTGTTTCTATAAAAAGTTCCATGGATGAGAAGATGCTGATTTCTGATATTGAGGCAGTTGAATACATCACGGAAGTATTTGATACCTCTGATTATCAAAGTGGCGGAAACTCTGGTTCACTTCCAGAACCATCATTAATAATCAATCCACCCAATAACTTAGTGTTCACCCAGAATACTGGAACAGTACAAGGGCATGGTGTTCTTTCTTGGAGTTCCCAGTACAGAGGTGAGCAACGTAATGAAGTTCAATACAGAAAGACCGGAAGCACTACTTGGGTAACATATCAAACTGTTTCCGCTGAAAGTGTAACTATCACCAATCTCCAAACTGGTACTAACTATGATTTTCGTGTTAGGACTCAAGCGGCTGTCGGCTATTCACGGTTTACTGAACTTCTAAACCAGCGTATCGCAAAGGTTCTTACTTTACCTGCTGTTACTGGTTTAACTGGGGACTTCACAGGCAAGGATGCAATCATCAGATGGAATGCAGTGAAGGGAGCTATCCCGAATCTTGGAAACCCTGTTGCTGGGTACTCAGACCTATCAGAACTTGTTAGTTACTATCAGATACAAATTGCACATACAACCGTGGGGAACATAAAGAGCACTCACATTTGTACTGATCCCAGTTTTACTTACTCACTTGAACAAAACAGAAAGGACGGACTATCACGCAGTATATGGGTTATTGTGACGCCTATTTCGATTTTCGCGGACGTTGGGGCATCGACACAGGTAAATCTATATAACGAGCCTATGACTCAACCAGCGAGCGTACAGGCACGTTCAGAACTGATCAATCTAACCATAGAATGGCTCAACCCCTCAGAAACTGTGAAAGATTATGAAGCGACTGACATTTGGGTAACTCAAAGTAAGACTATACCGCCAACAAGTGCAGAGTATGTATCAAGTTCTTCTGTTGGATGGTGGACTTCTGTACTTGGCGGCAAGGCACCTAAAAGCGGTTATGCGTGGATTGCCCACAGAGACGTTTACGGCCATCCATCAAGTGGCCCAGTGTATTCAGTACCTGTGTATTATAGTGAAACCTCAATCGATGATCTTCTAACAGATTCACAGTTTGAAGCAAATGTAGAAAGTATTGAAAGCAACCTAGTTCAAGCACAGGCAGATATCACCAAAGCAAAAACAGACATCACCAAAGCACAGTCTGATATCCTCGCGAATGCATCTGAAATCAATACAGTAAAAAGCACTCTTGCCGCTCAAGGTGTTCAGATTACGAATGTTCAAACTGTTGCCAATAGCAACACTGGTAAGATTGCTAGTCTTGAAACTGAACTTTCAGCCGCTGAGGCAGATCTGAATGCCAAGATAACCACTAACAAGAATGCTATCACGACAACTAACCAAGCAATGACAAGTATGGATACTCGTCTTACTGCTGCTATTGGTAGCAACACAAGTTCTATTCAAACTAACACTAATGCGATTGCAACAACTAACCAATCCATGACAAGTATGGATACTCGTTTAACTTCCGCAGTTAGTAGCAACACAAGTTCTATCCAGCAGCAAGGCATTGCAATCTCAAACCTTGATAGTTCCCTTAGTTTGTATAAGCAAGAGAACACAGCAGAGGTTAACGGCGTTAAAAGTTCTGTTACTCAACTATCACAAGCTCAAGCAACCACAGATGGGAAGGTAAACAGCCTCTATACATTGAAGGTGGACGCAAACGGTAAAGTGGCAGGTATGAGTCTTGGGGCAACTTCTCAAGGTAGTACCGTGGACTTCCTAGCTGATACTTTCCGCATTGCCTCAAGTGCTGGAACACAGAGCGTCTTTGAAGTTAGAGGCGGCAAGACAATGATTAAGTCATTACTTGTGGGTGATATCGTTGCATCACAGATTTCTGCTGACGCAATCAACGGAAACCACATAGCCGCGAATAGCACAATTGTTGCCGGTAGTGGATCGACGTCAGCGACTCTCTCGGGTAGTGATGGATCATTCAGGATATGGTGTGGAGCGGCAGCAGGAGCAAATGCACCATTCCGTGTGAGCACTACAGGGGCCGTCACAATGACTAACGCCACGGTGACAGGTGCCGTCAATGCCACATCAGGCACGTTTAGTAACTCACTTACTGTGAATGCACGGCTCAATATGACAGGTGGGTACATCGATGGCAGGGCAGGCCAAGATACCCTGAACTTCAATTCAGGACGAACCCGCATAGATGCAAATGGAACATTGTACTGCAATAACGCCGTGATACGTGGAACTCTTCAAGTGCAAGACTTGCAGGGTGACATAACAGAGGTGTTTAAGGGCACAGGAACGTCTATCAGTATCGGAAGTAGCACTAGACCAAGGAACATCATTCAGGTCATTGAGAAGTATGTTTGTTTCTGCTCAGTTGCAGCAGGGCCAGGGGAATTTGGGGTCCGCTTCCAAGCACTACTTAACGGATCTGTGATAGGGGAAAGCGTATCGATTGCCAGTACCACTAATGGTACAAACGGATATTCGATGTCTGTCTATCTAACCGATATCACTGGGGTATGCCCAGCGAACACAACGGGAACCCTGACATTCCGTGTCGTTGCCTACAACGCCAATACAAGTTCAATAAACAATATCTCTTACTCTGGTACGCATGGCTGGCTAACGGCTGTTCAGTAATCACAATTTGATAAAACAACTAAGGCCCCATAAGGGGCCTTTTATTATGCATGTAAAAGTTGATAACAATACGATTAAAAATCTTGTTATCAGATAATGCAACTAATAAACCTTAAGTAAACTGTGTCCTCTCTTACCGACAATGTATAATTTTAAGTATAGACTTTCACCTTTTTCTTTGTGCATTCCTGTTTTAAAATATTCATGCCCTTTAAATGGAAGGGTGTGGCTACTATATGCAGAAATACTTAAGCCTTCGTGATAATCTGATTCATTTATTGTGCTGGAATTTATTCTTGGCCAAATGCCTTTACGCCACTCTAAAACCCAGTGTTCAATTATAATTGGCCTGTTATAGAGGTTGCGGATATATATTTCGTTGCCCTCAGTTTCAGAACTAGTAAGGCGATATGAGGTCTCTATCCTGTAACGTTCACGCCACATTTCCCATAATTTAACGCCAGCTAAGAGTGTAGAAACACCGGCTCCCCACAAAGCTAAAAAACTGTAATCGTTGCTCATAAACTAATTTCCTATAATGTGTGTATTCCTTAGCTAGTTCATACGGAACATTTTTATTGTTCTATTTTCACCACTTCTTTAACGGCTGATTCGAATGTTTCAAGCCAGATATCAAAAGCAATTTTATCTTCTTCTTTTAGCTCTTTTCCTGTAAGTTCAACCTTACCTGTCTTCACATCAATACTGCCTGCATCGAAATGGAATACTAGATCGTCAGTCATATAGGTCTTGCTTATGGTGTTGTTTTTCTTTATATCATATATAAAAAGATGGCTTATAGTATCTGTGTAATATTTTATGAAAGATATAACTAGGTTTTCATTTCTTGTTATATCAATGCTTCTTATTACTTTTCTTAATGCAACATTCGTATCTTGCCTTAGTTTCACGTTGCCTTGATCATGAACTAGTTCTAGATTTGGTTCGAACTCAACGTGAGATATTTCCTTTGTCATAAGACCATTAAGATCCGTAACAAGGCTTTTCAGAATCTCTTTGTTCTTTTTTATTTTTCTTATTATTCTCAATTCTAAGTTATCATCATCTAAACCAATAAGCTCGTTGTTAAATGCTTTTATGCTCTGCTCGACTTCAATAATTTTTTGGCGTTGTTCATCAATAGAGTTAGCATTGTTACTTTTACTACCATTGTAGATAGTATCCCAGTTTATTTCTTTTAGGTTCTTCAACAATAGCCGTTCAAAACTATAATAATTTGTCCCGACATTTGAACATGTCTTTTCTGACCTACGACCAAGGCATGTATAGAATTGATTCCCATGTCCATTCTTACAAACTATCATTTGATTTCCACATACCCCACACTTACTTAAACCGTTAAATAAGTTTCGCATGTTCTTTGTTGTTTTGGGGTTTTTACTTCCATGTTTTGAACTGTTGATTTTGGACTGCACCCTGCTAAACAATTCCATGGGGACAACCACAGGGAATGCATTATCTATGTATACGAGCTTGTCTTTTATGATCTTATCTTTTTCTTCTTTTGATATGTCCTTATCATGAATTATGCGTTGTTTTCCGATAATACCACGACCAGTTAGTCGTTCATCTTTAAGAACTTTTTGAAGTGTTAGGGTGTTCCAGAGAACCCCATTATTAAGTTTTCCTTCATCGTTCAATCTGCGAACAATAGCTGTATTTCCATGCCCATCAAGAAACATCTGATGAATTGATAGTAAGATTTGTGCTTGCTCTTCATCTAAAACATACTTGTCATTTTCTATAGATAACCATCTTGGACAGATCTTGGCACTCGCCTTACCTTCATTTTTTAGCTGATTGATTCGGTTAGTCCAAGTCTTTTGCCCCATCGTAGACTTTCTTTTGGACTCGTTGTGTGCCCTTGAGATGCTCATAGCTAAGACACTTAGAGAGTCAGGGATCCTTACTGAAAAGCAAGTAACCGATTCAACCTCAATTATGTCGATCCCACTAGTGATCAGTGTTGTCAGTTTATGGGATGCATCATAGTTACTGAGACGAGTAAGGCGGTCGATGTTCTCAACGATCAGTACCCCACGGGTTATACGCCTATTGATTACATCCTCGTAAAATCTGCCAAGGTTACTATTGGACCCCCAGTTGTCCCCTTTAAATGCTGACTTCCCTATGTCAGATTCAAGGATTTCATAGTCGTTCGGATCGAGCTGGTAGCCCAGACGGGCGTCTATCACTGCATTCTCAAGAAAATCAGTTACAGTCTGTATCTGTCGGGCTATACCAAACCCCTGTACTTGTTGTAGGGTACTAATTCGGCTGTAAAGGTATGATTTCATTGTCAAATCGCTCACTGATGACTTGGCGTAAATCAT